CATTCTTGCTACTCTAGCTCTAGGCTCAGGCTCAGAGACAGACACAAACGAGGATGGCGTGGCAATCACAGTAACAATGGGCGGTGCAGCTGGCACTGGTACTATTGAACTGACGATCATGTATGTGGTTGACTAATTAGGGCGGGGCGGTTCGCCGCCCCCTCTTTTACATGGAGAGAGCTGATGACCAGTACGGTTGACATTGCCAACTACGCGCTGAACAGTTTGGGAGCCAATAACATCTCAAGCTTTGATGAAAACAGTAAGCCAGCGCGATTGATCAATCAGCGTTTTGATAGCGTGCGCGACAGTGTGTTTCGAGCGCATCCTTGGAACTGCTTGATCCGTAGAACTGAGCTGGCAAAAGAAAGCGAAGCGCCTGCATTTGGTTATGCAAATCAGTACGCACTTCCAACAAATCCATATTGCTTGCGCGTGCTAGAGTTTAGCAACGGCACATTATCGTATCCGCAGGACAATATGTTTAGTAATACTGGCGGCCCAGTGTTTGTCATTGAGGGTCGTAAGCTGCTTTCTGACGAAGGCATATGCAAAATTAAGTATGTTGCTCGGGTGACTGACCCGCAAGAATATGATGCCAGCTTGATTGACGTTCTGGCTGCCGCTTTGGCGTTTGAGGTTAGCTACGCGATTACAGGATCAAACACGGTTAAGCAGATGATGGCTGCCGAGTATTCTGACAAATTGAAACAAGCAACATTTGTAGACGGAACCGAAGGTGCGCCACAGCGACTAGAGGCCAGCGAGTTTATTGAAGCGAGGTTCTAAATGGCGCGATCTGCACCAGCGATTAGCACATTCACCGCAGGGGAGATCTCACCGCGCCTAGAAGGGCGCGTGACGATTGAAAAGTACCGCGAGGGACTGTCTACCCTAACAAACATGATTGTGCAGCCACACGGCGGCGTGACGCGCCGTCCGGGTACAGAATACCTTGGGGAAGTCAAAGACAGCTCAAGCGTGACACGGCTTATTCCATTTGAGTTTAAGACGGCAGACACATATGCGCTGGAGTTTGGCGATCAGTATATGCGTGTTTTTCGCAATGGATTGCAGGTTTTAGAAGATAACGAAAAAAATGTCGCTGCAATTTCTCTTGCTGATCCCGGCGTTTTCACAAGCGGTTCGCACGGCCTAAGCGATGGCGATGAAGTTTATTTGTATAATACAAGCGGCGACATGACAGAGCTGGCTGCTCGTAACTATTTAGTTGCTAACGTGACAACAAACACATTTACGCTGCAAGACTTGTTTGGCAATGATATTGATACAACAGGTTTTACAGCTTATGGCGGGTCTGGCATTACAGTTGATAAGCTGTATCAAATCAGCACGCCATATACATCTGCGCAGATCAATGATGTACGCTTTGCGCAATCTGCTGACACAATGTACCTTGTGCATCCAAGCCATGCTATTCGCACGCTGTCCAGAACGGATCACAATGCTTGGACAATTGCCACTGCCACAATTACTGGATCTCCGACACCTGCTTTAACAGGAACCGACAATTATCCATCTGTTGTTTCATTCTTTGAGCAGCGGTTGGTTTTTGGAGCTACAAACAACAATCCCCAGACTTTGTGGTTTTCTAAAAGCGCAGACTATTTAAACTTTACAACAGGCACGGCTGATGACAATGCGTTGATCTATACAATCGCATCAAACAAAGTGAATGCAATTCGCTACCTGTCTGCAACGCGGATTTTGAATATTGGCACATCTGGCGGTGAATATGTATTGACAACCACAAACAGTGGGCCTGTTACACCTACATCAACTGTGATCCGCAAGTATTCCAACTATGGCTGCATTGACAGCGAAGTTGTGCAGGTTGCTGACGTTACTTTGTTCGCCCAGCGCGGTGCGCGTAAGGTGCGAGAGTTTCGTTACATCGGTGAGGTTGATGTGGCAGGCTATGCTGCACCTGACATCACGATCCTTGCAGAGCATTTGACTGAAGGCGGCATTCAAGAGTTTGCCTACCAGCAAGAGCCAGAAAGTATTATCTGGGCGCGTAGAACTGACGGCACGCTGCTTGGCCTGACATATCGTCGGGAAGAGGAAATCGTTGCATGGCACAAGCATGTGATTGGTGGTTCATTTAACGGCGGGCAAGCTGTTGTAGAAAGTATCATCACACTGCCAACAGACAGTGGCGAAGACGAGCTGTATATGATTGTTAAGCGTACTATCAATGGTACTACAAAGCGCTACGTTGAAGTAATGAAGACGTTTGATTTCGGTGGCGACACAACTGCTGCATTCTTTGTTGACAGCGGTTTGGTTTACGCAGGGTCAGCGACAACAACGCTATCAGGCTTGTATCACCTAGAAGGTGAAACAATGTCGGTGCTTGCGAATGGTGCAACGCATGCTGACAAGGTTGTTTCTGGCGGTGGCATAGGGTTGGATTTTAGCGCAACAAGCGGAGCTGTAGGATTTGGCTACACAAGCGAAATGCAAACTTTGCGGCTAGAAGCTGGATCATCTGACGGCACATCTCAGGGCAAGCCAAAACGCATTCACGATATTACTGTGCGCTTCCATGAAACTGTCGGCGCAGAAGTCGGCACAGACAGCGCGAATGCTGACCGCATCTTTTTCCGTGACAGCTCTATGAATATGGACGAAGCTGTGCCATTATTTACAGGAGATAAAGAAATCGAGTTTGCGGGCGGTTTTACTGACGGTGATCGCATCTATGTGCGGCAATCACAGCCACTACCAATGACTGTTCTGGCGTTGTATCCACGCATGAACACGTTTGATTTGTGAGGTGATTAAATGTTAGACAAAGTGGTAAAGGCGATATTTGCCCCAGAAACATTTGTTGCCGATCTTTTTTTTGACATAGTTGGCGGGTCTTCAGAAAAGGCGGCATCTAACAGAGCAGCCGAAGCAGCGCGTGCGGTTGGCGAGTTTAACGCTCAATTAATTGAGCGCGACATTGACTTACTTGAAAAGCAACGCGAGATTATTAACCGCAACGCAGTCTTGCAAGAGCGCGTTGATCGTTTTCGTTTTGCCCAAACACAAGGCACTGTTGTCGCAAACTACAGCGCGGCTGGCATTGATGTCTCACAGGGAACGCCAATGCGCGTGTTGCGACAAAATGCACGCGAGTTTGAGTATGATCAAGCCGTTGCTGATTTTAATAACGCTGTCACCAACATGCAAATTAATGATCAGCAAGAAAATTCGCGGTTGAGCGCAGAGCTGTCACGCATGGAGGGCGGTGCGCAAGCTGCCACACTGAGAGCGCAAGGCACACAGAGCTTAATTGCGAGCTTTGGTAGAGCTGCGACTGCCGGGTATGAAAGAGGCTTGTTCGACTGATGAGAATACCAGTATATACATCAAAAATGCGCCCAACGTCAGAAGCCCCTGGGGCGCGTATTACGGCTAGAAAAAGTGCGCAGCCTTTTATTCAAAAGGCGTTGGCAGAAGGCGGCGTTGTAACTGAGATTGCAAAGCAGGCTGCTGAGTACAACAACGTGCGGTACAAAATGTTGGTTGAAACGCAGAAGAACGAAGCAATATTTTCTGCCAAAGAAGCTCTGATGGAACTGTCAGATACGTTGGAAAAGAGCAACGACATCGGCAACATCTTTGATGGCGATATGAAGTATGAGCAGGGCGTTGAAGGCGTTTACAACGAAATGCGTGCCAAGGTTGGCAAGAACAAGTATGCTCTTCAGGATTTTGAAAACAGCTTCCGTCAAATGGAAATACCAATCAAGTTCCGCTTGAAAGAGGTTGTTGACATTAAGATTGAAAAGCGCAGGCAGGCTGCGCTGAAGGCGCTAGAGGATCAGCAAGTTAATACGCTGTCCGATCCGTACCTTGATTATACATCTGATGATTTGATCCTGTCGCAAGCTGGGCTGCAAAGCATTCACGATCAGGCTGTCACAACTGGCGGTGTTAATCCGCAGATCATGGGCAACGTAAGCGAGCGGGTTTTGTTAAAGGCTGCTAAGAATGTTGTGCCTGCCTATGCGGGCCGCGATCTGGATCGTGCCATGCAGTTGCTAGATGTTTACGATCAACTAGACAGAGTTCGAGCTGGTGAGATTGAAGCGTCAGAAATGGCAATTAGTGGAGAAATCCCTAATCACGTTTTGAATATGCTGCAAACTTTGCCAC